AATCCACTTCTTTTAGAGCAGGAAGAATTAGATGTTAGTGATGTGGGTGATGATATGGCAGAATTAGCTAATGAGTTAGATGATGAGATAGAAGCAGAATTGGAGGATAAAGAAGAAGAACTTACTGAGGCTTTAGACCCAGCGTCACTCTTATCCTATATTTTAGCATCTAACACTGTAGTTAATCTTTTATCTAAAAAAGCTATGAAAATGGCTAAAAAATATAACTGGGGTAAGGGTGAAGAAGCAGCTAGAAATATTTACAAATTTACTCATGAATTAGAAGAAAAATTTAAGTCCCCTATTAAATTTATAGTTTCTAAATTTACTAAGGATCCTCAAAGGGTTAAATTAGTGACTAATTCTTTATTTATATTATTCTTGGGTTATTTAGCTTTCCATGCAGGAGGAAATGCACTTAAATATTTAAAACAAGCCAAATTATCAGCTGGCGGGATAGCTGGTTTGAAGGCAGCTTTAAAGGGTAAAGATATTGCAGCAACCGCACAAGACATTATAACTGATTTAGCTTAAAAAAATAAACTTATAGCCTGATTCATAGCCAGGCGCCCTTAGGGGTTAAAATTATGCAGCTGTGGCGCATCCTTTTTGGATAGCGCCATTTTTTTTCGTATATTTAAAAAAAAGAATAATGGATAAGAAAATAGTAATTGTAGGAGCCGGAGTTGCAGGTGTAAATGCAGCTACAAAATTAGTAGATAATGGTTATCCTGGAAGTAATATTACTATAATTGATATGGGTAAATCACCTTATGAAAGAAAACCTGAAGAAGTAATGACAGGGTTTTTAGGAGCTGGAGGTTGGAGTGATGGTAAACTTACCTATCACACTTCTATTGGGGGACATATGTCAAAATATTGTGGTGAGGAAAAAGCAATGGAATTATTTAACCAAGTAATTACTAATTTTAAACGATTCCACCCCAAACCAGAAGAAGTACAATGTTCAGATCCACAGTCAGAACCAGATTTTATTAAACCATATTTTGGTTTAAGATTATTTCCTGTATGGCACGTAGGTACAGATTATCTACATGAGATTGGAAAAAATTGGTATGATTATTTAGTATCTAAAGGTGTTAATTTCGAATGGGAAACTAAAGTTGTATCAATTGATTTTAAAGAACAATTTTTTGAGGCACTTGATGTTTATCAACTTGACCAACCTTATGCTAATACACGAGTTGGTAAATACGATCGTTTAATATTTGGTGTAGGTAAATCAGGTATTGATTTTGGTAAACAATTAGCAGAAGATTATTCCTTTCCTACTGAATCTAAACCTGTACAAATAGGAGTTAGATTTGAAGCACCTCAGAAACACTTCCAAAAATTAATTGATATTTCTTATGACTTCAAATTATATAGAAAATTTGAAGATAAAGGAGTATCATTACGTTCATTTTGTACTAACAATAATGCTGCTTTTGTTGCTGTAGAAGAAACATATGGGGATCATTCATATAATGGACATGCTAAAAAAGATGAAGCATATCGTAATGATATGACTAATTTTGGTATTTTAATGGAAATCCGAGGTATAGATAATCCTTTTGAATGGTCAAGGGAATTAGTAGAAAAAGTTCAAGCTCACGGAACAGGATTATATTATAGCCCATCTCGCAAACCATCTACAACTTCAGAAGGTGATAATGTAAGTGCACATCAAATAGATTGGATGGGGTTACAAGTAGTAGCTGAACATTTCCAAGGTTATTTTGAATATATTTCAGATTTTATTGATGATATGAAAAAAGTATTCCCAACACTTGAAGATGACTGGGGCATTTACATCCCTGAAGTAAAATATCTATCACCAGAACCAAAAGTAGATTACAGTAATTTAACATTAGCTCAATTCGAAAATGTCCATTTCGCTGGAGATGCCCTATCTGCAAGGGGTATCACAGTTTCAGGAGCACAAGGTATTTATATAGCAGAATCATTATTAAATTAAAATTATGTCAGACGAAAAATTTGAGTACAAAACCATTACATCTAACGGTCAAAGGATGTATTTAGCTAAAGGACCTAAGGATACTAATTTTAAATTTCATAGATATGATGGTCCTGCTATTGAACCTATTGAAAGACGTGGAGGAGCAAGAAAAGCTTATTATCTTTATGGTATAGAATATGGGTTTGAGGAATATCAAGAGTTAATGAGAGAAAGAAAGGGTGTTCCTTTCCATAAAACTGCTTTAGGTAAACAATCTGGTGCTAGAACATAAATTATAATATGAAAATTGGATTATGTGGTACAATGTCTGTAGGTAAAACTACATTAGTTAAGGCATTAGAATATGAAGTTGAATTTATTGATTATAAATTTACTACTGAACGATCTAAATATTTAAGAGATTTAGGTATTCCATTAAATACTGATTCTACAGTAAAGGGTCAATCTATATTTTTAGCGGAGAGAGCTAGTGAGTTATTAAATGAAAATATCATTACAGATAGAACTATTATTGATGTAATGGCATTTGCTAAATGTGCTGATTCTATTAGTAAAGATGATGCTAAGAAATTTTGTGATTTTGCTTCTACTATGTTAGGAGATTATGATCATATTTTTTATGTTTCTACTGAGGGTACTATTATAGAGGATAATGGTGTTAGAACTATAGATGAGGAATATAGAGAAAAAATAGATAATACTATTAGAGAATTATTATTTGAATATAGGGATCAAATACGGGATTTTACTACTATTAGTGGGACTACAGAACAACGTCTAAAGCAGATAAATGAAGTATTATTTCCATAATATTTATAAATAAAATTCATCATGGGAATGCAAAAACCTAAACTAAAAGAAATTATAAAAAAAGAAATCATCGAGATTCTTTCTGAGGCTGATCCTGCTGATATTCAGGCACAAACTGATTTAAATGCAGAATTGGAAAAAACTAAGGATTTAGCAGATGAATTAGGGGACGCCTTATCTGAACAAGAGGATGAACCCAAAGCATCTGACCTTAAAAGTGATTCTGTTGCTTCACTTGCTAGAGAATTAGGAAAAATAACCCGTGAAATGAAAACTGTAGTAAATCAGTGGAAAAAATCAGAAGGAGAAGAAAAGGAAGATTTACTAAAAAGATTAAAAGAGCTAACCGCTATGAAGAAAGAGGTTGAGGCTCTCCTCTAAACTATGTCACAGGATCTAAAAAAAATAATTCGTCAGGAATATATAAAATGTGCTACGGATCCAGTACATTTCATGAAAAAATACTGTTTTATCCAACACCCTCAAAGGGGTAAAATTCTATTTACATTATACCCTTTTCAGGAAAAAGTATTAAATTTATTTAAGGATAATCCCTATTCATTAATATTAAAATCTAGACAGTTAGGTATTTCAACTTTAACTGCTGGGTATTCACTATGGTTAATGTTATTCCATGAAGGTAAAAATGTATTATGTGTAGCTACAAAGCAGGAGACAGCTAAAAACCTAGTAACTAAGGTAAAATTTATGTATGATAATTTGCCATCTTGGTTGCAAATATCAACTGAAGAAAATAATAAATTAACACTAAGGTTGGTTAATGGTTCACAAATTAAAGCTACTTCGGCTGCCTCTGATGCTGGTAGATCCGAGGCTGTTTCAATGTTAGTAGTAGACGAAGCAGCATTTATTGAAGGTATAGATAACATATGGGCTTCAGCTCAGCAAACATTATCCACTGGAGGAGGTGCTATTGTACTCTCCACACCTAATGGAACTGGTAACTGGTTTCACAAAATGTGGACTAAAGCTGAGGCTAAAGAAAATGAATTTTTACCTATTAGGTTACCATGGATGGTACATCCAGAAAGAGACCAAGCATGGAGAGATAGACAAGATGATTTATTAGGTGATCCTCGTATAGCGGCCCAAGAGTGTGATTGTGATTTTAATACCTCTGGTGATGTTGTATTTTACAATGAATGGATAGAATTTATTAAAGAAACTACTATACAAGAACCGTTAGAAAGGAGAGGTGTGGATCAAAATTTATGGATTTGGGAAGCGGCGGATTATTCCCGTGAGTATCTTATATCAGCTGATGTGGCAAGGGGTGATGGTAAAGATTTTTCTACTGCCCATGTCATTGATATAGCTACTAATACTCAAGTGGCAGAATTCAAAGGACAATTACCACCTAAAGAATTTGGTTATTTTTTAGTAGGTTTAGCAGCTGAATACAATAATGCAATGCTAGCTCCTGAAAATGCTAATATAGGATGGGCCACTATAGATGCTATTAATGAAAGAGAATATAGAAATTTATATTATTCTCCTAAATCTGATAAATTAACAGCTGAATCATATCTTCAAACTTATGAAGGTGCATCTCAGATGACCCCAGGATTTACCATGTCTATGAGAACTAGACCTTTAATTATTAATAAATTTAGAGAATTTGTGGGTGATAGAAGTGTTACTATACGTTCTAGAAGGCTTTTGGAAGAAATGAGAGTATTTATATGGAAAAATGGTAGACCTGAAGCCCAAGTGGGATATAATGATGATTTAGTAATGGCTTTTGGAATAGCAATGTTTTTAAGAGATACTTCTCTTAAATTCCAACAAGAATCCCTAGACAGAGCCAAGGCAGCTTTAGGAAATATGAGAAAAAATGATTACCAAACACCTGGTGTTGTAAGTGGAAATGTAAAAAATCCTTACACGGTAGAAGTTAATGGTAAAAGTGAAAATATAACTTGGCTTTTATAAACAATTAATATGGCAGATAAAGGATTATTCCCAAGATTACAAAGATTATTCTCCACTGATGTTATTATAAGAAACACAGGAGACAATCAATTAAAAACCATTGATACAGGACATATCCAGGTATCAGGAGATATTAATACTAATTCTCTTATAGATAGATTTAATAGAATTTATACTAATAATATTACCTCTTTATATGGTCAACAAGTATCATATAATTATAAAACCCTAAGACCTACACTATATTCAGAATATGATTCTATGGATACAGATGCCATTATTGCTTCTGCGTTAGATATTATATCTGATGAATCTACCCTCAAAAATGATATGGGGGAAGTTTTATCCATTAGGTCTTCAGATGAAGATATTCAAAAAATATTATATAATTTATTTTATGATGTTTTAAATGTAGAATTTAATCTATGGCCGTGGATTAGAAACATGTGTAAATACGGGGATTTTTTCCTAAAGTTAGAAATAGCAGAAGGATTTGGTGTTTATAATGTTATACCTTACTCAGCTTTTAATATAGAAAGACTTGAATACACGGACCCTGAAAACCCATCCAAAGTAGTATTTAAATTTGATCCGGATGGAGTAGTAGCCAGTGATTATGGTTATTTTAATGTTCCGAACCAGGATACTGGAAATGCAGGTTCTATTATTTTTGAAAACTATGAAATGGCTCATTTCCGTCTTCTTACGGATGTCAATTATTTACCATATGGTAGATCTTATATAGAACCCGCTAGAAAATTATTTAAACAATATATGTTAATGGAGGATGCTATGCTTGTACATAGAATAGTTAGAGCACCCGAAAAACGTATTTTTTATTTAAATATTGGTTCTATACCACCTAATGAAATAGAAGCCTTTATGGAAAAAACTATTTCAAAACTAAAAAGAACCCCTTATGTAGACCAAAAAACAGGTGATTATAATCTGAAATATAATATGCAGAACCTTTTGGAGGATTTTTACATCCCAGTAAGAGGTAATGATACATCTACTAAAATTGAAACTACTCCAGGTTTACAATATGATGGTATTACTGATGTAATTTATTTAAGAGATAAATTATTTGCAGCTTTAAAAGTACCTAAAGCATTTATGGGGTATGATGAAAATCTAGAGGGTAAAGCTACATTAGCCGCTCAAGATATTAGATTTGCAAGAACTATTGAACGTATACAAAGAATTATTACATCTGAGTTGTATAAAATTGCTATGGTTCATTTATATTCACAGGGTTATGAAGGAGAACAGTTAGCTAATTTTGAATTATCCTTAACTAACCCATCTATTATATATGACCAGGAAAGAATAGCATTATTAACTGAAAAAGCTACATTAGCTACTACATTATTAGATAATAATCTACTTCCTACAGATTGGGTATATCAAAACATATTCCACTTATCTGAAGATCAATATGATGAATATAGAGAACTTATTTTGCAAGATAAAAAACGTAAATTTAGACAAAACCAAGTAGAAAACGAAGGAAATGACCCGATGGAATCTGGTAAGTCATATGGTACACCCCATGATTTAGCTTCTTTATATGGTAAGGGTAGAACAACTTCTGATCCTAATAATCTACCAGATGGGTATAATGAAAAAATTCCATTAGGTAGAAAAAAAGAAAGATCTACTAATAGAAATACTCAAGATGATAATTTTGGTAAGGATAGATTAGGGATAGATAGTATGAAGGATTTAAAACCAGATACTGATCTTAAAAATAATTTTAGTGGTAACTCTCCATTAGCTTTAGAAGCTAGGGGGCATGCTAAAAGATTTAATGACATGTTAAAAGATATACCATCACCTTTAAAGAAAAAACTTATTTTTGAAGATGATAAGTCTGGAGAATCTTTATTGGATGAATCCAATATTAAGGACTAGATATTTTCATATATTTATAAAAAAAACCTAGAATGAAAATCAAACACTCCAAGTATCGGAATACAGGTTTGTTGTTTGAATTGCTTGTGAGGAGGATCACCGCAGATACTCTTTCCGGAAAGAAGTCACCTGCATCCAAACTCTTA